TTCCAAATCTTTGTTTACCACTACGAACTCTAGCAATGTTAATGCCTTCTGTATGTAGTTTATCCCACAACATTCTAATTGAATGTGGTGCATGTGCTATGGCAGTAGTCGTTTGACTACCACCATTTGTATATGTAATTTTACCCATTCTCATAACTCCCGACTGTTAAGTCAATATCACTACTATTATCCTTACTAAACAAAGTTAGTTTGTAATCTTGGTCATAGTAGACTTTGTTATTATCTTCATCAAAAGTATATTCTCTTGATGTTATTGTTATATCTCTAACATAAGTATCACTTTCATCACCTAACCTATGCGAAGTAGTGTGTATTTTTACAACTCTGTGTATATTACTATCCATATTAGTCCTCCTGAACTATTTCAAATTTAATATTTGCAACATATTTACTAAGCAAACTATCTTTAATAGTTTCAATAGTTTCTTCTGCATCTCTTTGAATACTATCGATTGTTTCATATTCAAACCTTTCAATAGTGCTTTCTGCTTCATCTACACGATATTCAAAATTTTCTAAGTCATATTTTAAATCATCAACTTTAGATATAGCATCTCCTGTAAATTCATCAACTTCACTAAATATGTAGTCTCTGAATTGTCTATCACTAATTAACCATTTAACAATGGCACCTTTGAGACTAAACTGTCTCACTCTTTTAAGTATATTTTCCATATTAATTGCCCTCCAGCATAATAGAATTTATATTTATATATATTTAATTACCAACCTTCCACCCGTTCTGCTCGTTCTGGAAACATTATAGCAGACCTGTCAAGACAAGTTAAGTCTTAAAACTCTATAACTTGCCATACTGTTCCCATGTCCATAGTATCAACCTCAAAGAAATCAAAGGTAGATTTTAAGTATGCAGTTTTTCTTTTAGACTTGTTAGTCCATAACTCACTCCTATCCTCTTTGAAATAGTTCTTTGACTTGTATGAATAACCCAACTCATTCATATAAATAAGTGCTTTATCATAACTGTTGAACTTTGAAATCTTCTGTTTGTTTATCTTAATACCCATATACAATCTCCGTTTGGTTGCTGTGTGGAGACATTATAGCACCCCTGTCAAGACAAGTTAAATCTTAAGAATAATATTCTGTTGAGTGCTTAAAAACAACCTTAAAATTACTTACCCACAACCTATTAACAACTTATCCACAAGTTATAAACAGGTTATCCACAGTATAATTTGCAACATTGTTTCATAATTGTCACTTAATTGTCACATAACTTATACTTCGCCCTCAACCAACAGCACCCGAATTTTTTAAACTTAGTTAATTAATATACATACTTAAGTAATTATTTATTTGGTATGGTGTTTTCTGCACACACCCCAAGTTATAAAAAGCATTCCTCATTACCCACAATGGTCTCGCAAGAGTTTGACAGGCATAAAAAAAGCACCAAATTTATTAGACTTGGTGCTTATAAAGGCTACTTACGCTTGGTTAGCGATGTAGTCATCAATCATCTTGAGATAATTCTTGGCTAAAGTCTTGGCATTCAAGATTTTATGTGCCTTCTCAAATGAGAGTTTGTTTTGCTTGGCAAGGTCAAACATCTGTGCAGTTATGCGTTTTTGCATTAACCAGTTCATCTTGCCTGTCTTTGCATCTTTTGCAAATTTATATCCGATTGCTCGGCATTGTGGGAATGATGCAGGTGAAGTTCTTCTATCTGTATCATACTCGTTTATATTAAATGTATTTTCCATATGTCCTCCTTAGACTAATAGGAATTAACTAATCCTTCCACATAATTGTGTAAGAATACCCATTCATCTGCATTGCTGCAGTTGACTATTTCGCAGTCGAAGCCCGATGCAATAAATTGCTTAGCGACTTCCATTGCTTTGTTAGTTTGTTGGAACTCGTAAATTTCACCAGTTCCAAAGTTTAAGTGTATTATATTTTTCATGCTGTATGTAGTATTTCGTAGATTGTAGGGATTGTCAAGACCTGCGAAGTATGAGCAGTTCTATTTAGTCTTGATAAGACATACATCACGAAATAAAATACCAGTATGAGAAATGGAATGCACTGTTAAGAACTTTGAGGACTGATGGGATTTACTGCCTTTGAGTTCCACAAACTAGCAAAGCAAGGAACAAAGGTTAGCAATTTATAAGTCGGTGACTTTCTGAGACTAGTGAAATGGTTGACTGCAAGGAATGCCTAGATGAATGAGTGTTCTTGCTGTCTTACAATTATGTGGAGGATTACTGCTTAGTTTCTATTAGTCTAAAGTATTGGAGGACATATGGAAAATACCTAATATAAATGACTGATGCAGAATAGAGGGACAAGGATGCATCAAGGCGTTTTACCACAATGCCTCTTGCACATCGGGTATAAATTTGTAAAAGTTCTAGACTTTAAAGACTTGATGAACTTGTTAACCTGATAAAACGCAATGATTGCACCTTTTATGTTGACCTTGCCACCAAAACTCCTACTATTATTTGCTAGGCACATGGAATTTTGAAATTACTCAAGACTTTAGTGTAAGAATTGTCCAAGATGCTTAGATGAGTAGGAGTTTTACCAAGCGTTGTAACTTTATAGGCTACCAAGTCCTTACATTTGGTGTCCTAAAGGTCTGCAAAGTCTGTATAGACCATTATACGCTTGGGGGGTGGGCAGGTCACCATACCCTCTATCCTGCATATACATCTAATACACGCACAAAATTACACAAATCTGCCATTAACCAGACTAGTTAACGACCCGACTATAAAGACTATAATATTTTTTAGTGTTTTGGGAGGTTTTCCCAACTATGGAATGTGGTGGGAGATATAGATATAACCCCCGGACCACTAATGTTTATTATATATGTTTATATAGCTTTTGTCAATAGGTTTAAACAATTATTTTTAAATACTTGACAAAACTGGTTTATGACTATATACTTATACACATGGCTATACTTCCAAGCATAAATAATAATGAAAGAAAAAGAGAGTTAACTGACAAACAGGAGGCTTTTCTTACACATCTTGTAGAAACACAAGGGGATGCTAAGAAAGCTGCAGAACTTGCAGGGTATTCTTCACACTATCATCATGTTGTAAAGACTTTAAAGTCTGAGATACTTGAACTAACTCAAGAAGTATTAGCTAATTCTGCACCTAAAGCAGCTTTTAAGCTTGTAGAGATTATGGAATCAAAGAAACCTATCATACAGGCTAATAATAAACTAGCTGCTGCACAAACTTTACTAGATAGAGTAGGTGTAGGAAAGATAGACAGAGTGGATGTAAATCATAATGTCAATACTGGTGGCATATTTTTAATGCCAGATAAGAAACCGATTGATGCAGAATATGAGGAAATAGATAATGCCTAGAAAAAAAAGTAAATCAACAGTAAACAAAGCTGGTAACTATACTAAACCTACCATGCGTAAAAGAATCTTTAATAGAATCAAAGCTGGTACTAAAGGTGGTAAAGCTGGACAATGGAGTGCTAGAAAAGCACAGATGTTAGCAAAAGCATATAAAGCTGCCGGTGGTGGTTATAAGTAATGGCTAAAGCTAAGTCACAACAAAGTCTAGTTAGGTGGACAAAACAAAAATGGCGAACTGCTAGTGGTAAGAAATCATCAGAAACTGGTGAAGTCTATGCACCAGAAGCAACTATTAAGAGTTTAAAGTCTTCACCATCAGGAAGAAAGAAGTTAGCTGCTGCTAATAGAAAGAAACGAGAAGCAACCAAGAAAGGCAAACAACATGCTAAACATGGTTTACATAAAGGTAAGAAAAGATAATGTCAAAAGATAGTAGATTAAAAAGAGCAGGAGTAAGTGGTTATAATAAACCCAAGCGTACTCCCGGACACAAAACTAAATCACATATAGTAGTTGCTAAAGTTGGCGACAAGATTAAGACTATTAGGTTTGGTCAACAAGGAAAGACTGGTGATAGAACTATGACTAAAAGAGCTAAGTCTTTCAAAGCTCGACATGCTAAGAATATTGCCAAAGGTAAGATGTCTGCAGCATATTGGGCAAACAGGGTAAAATGGTAGGATTATTTAATAGGCTTCATACATTTATGAAGTGTGGTCGTATAAATAAAGTTATACGCATGATAACAAAGGAGTAAAAATGGATATAATAATAGGAATAGTAGTTGTTACAATTATTGCAGGTGTTTACATTTATAAAAACAAACCTGAATGGATTGAAATAATTAAATCATATTGGAAGAAGTAGTCTCATGTCTTATACATTTGGCAGTAACGAAAAGCCTGTCTTAATGACAAACAAAAAAAATAAAGGTAGGCTTTATGCACCTTCTCATGGAGGTAAAGGAGCTGCACCCAGAATAAATATATATTCAAAACAATATCAAGATAACTGGGATAAAATTTTTAATAAGAAAGTTTCCAAAGCCGATAAGGCAGAGGAGGCGTAAGAGGCTTCTTAGGACATTCTTCATTCACCTTAGTCTTAAGAAGCCCAGCTCTAGAAATAAAATGGAAGTACCAATAACATATATAAGAAGAAATTCATCAACAGTACCTTTTGGTTATGAAGAATCAGATACTCATTTAGGTTATTTAAAACCTATTGAAGAACATTTAAGAGTATTAAAAGAAGTATCAGAAGCTGTATTTCATGGTGAAATTAGTTTAGGTATAGGAGTTGATTGGCTAGAAGCAGAGACTGGTAAAAGAATGTCAAGACCCGGATTAAAAAAGTATGTAGATAAAAAGTATGACAGATAAAGAAAAAAACTCTACAAAGTACTTGACAAACTCAAAAGGAGAGTATATACTAAATAAAGATGGTAGTCCGAGAAAAAAACCCGGAAGACCTAAGAATAGTGAATTATCTAATATTAAACTAGCATTACAAGCTAAAAGTAAATTAGATAAAAAAAATAAAAAAGT